CCGCCAGCACCTTCGTGATATCTGGAATCTGGAACGTCGCTTCTGCGTGCGTGTTCAGCACAATCTGCGCGTTTCCAAGGTTCGGATTCTGCGTCTGAACCATGCCGCCCTCGGCGATATTGTTTGCGACTAATGTTGGAGGAATCGGCACATTTACTGTGTCTCCCGCATTAGCCAGCGTAGGTTCATAGTCTCGATTGACTAAATTGCCCATCACCAGGTTGCTCACCAGCGCTGGCAAGGCGTCTACTGCGACCAGCTTCACGATCGCGTTTGCTACATTTGCTGATGTAATTGTTGGCATTCACCTTCACCTCTTTTTATGTTGTTCTTGAACCTACGCCCGTCAACCGGCCCTTTCAGCCGCATCCCCGTGCGTCCCCTTCACATGCCCCGTAGCGCCAGACTCGCCACTCTCGAGACCTCTTGGCGCATCTTCTCCAGCTCTTCCGGACTCATACCCGGTCGAATTTTGTCCAGATCAAGCGCGCTTGTATTGGAGCCGGCTTTCGGCCCGGATCCCATCCCCGATCCGCCGGTAATCCGCGCCGGTAATAACTCGGGATTCTCTTGCACAAACTGTTTAAGATAGTCGCGAAGCGCCATTTCGTCTGGACCGCTGCGCGCAATCAACTGGCCATCCTCCCGCCGCTGTACGTCATCTCTCACGGCGCGATACGCTAAGTCCACTTTGACTACACCCAGCTGTTGCAGTTCCGCGCGGATCGACGAGCCTCGCTCCGCCTCTTCCGCCACTTTGCGGCTGCGCGCATTTTCCTGAACTAGATCGTTGACTCGTTTTTCCAGGTCCTCACGCCGCTTCCGCTCATCCAGCAATTCCGCCTTGTACGCTGGCTCAGCCTTCGCCTGCTCGGCGTGGACAAACTCGTCAATCACGCCCCGTATCAGAGACCGCAGCTCTGTTCCGTCGGCCTTTTCCTCTTCCATGTGCCTCCTGCTAATCTGGGCGCTCACGCGCGTATACGCCTGGTCGCCCTCACTCCTGATCGATTTCGCTTCCAATCCGGTCTTTCACCTCTTGCCGTGCATCGCACAGGAATTGAAACGCCAGTTTTTTGAAAACTTGCTTCTTCAGCGTCGGTGACTGGATACCTAAGTTCAGCAGCATCTGCGCGTCTTGTAGCTCCGTCCCAAAATCCCCAATGTCGAATTCATCCATCCCTGCTACACCGATGCTCAAACCGTCCTCGCGCGCTCTCTCAACGGCCCGCAATACGCGCTTTATCGAATCCTTAACTGCGTCCCCGTAAGCCCGTAATACTTCCTGCGTGATTGCATAATCGCGCTGCTTGCTTACACCCGATTGCGTTGCATTTCCGGACAGTGCGCCCCCAGCGTGGCTCACATAGCACACCCGGTAAATCTCTTCCTGCAATCTCGTCAGATTATCGGCTGCAATCTGGTAGACATTTCCTTGCGGCTCCGTCCATCCAAAACGATCTTGCGGGCCCAGCTGAATGTAGTAAGACTCGCCCATCACCTGGTCCCAATCGCGTTCCGAGTAAATCACCGGCATCGCGAATAACCCCATCGTCAGCGCCCATCCCAGTGCGTTGGACTTATTGAAATGCTCTAGCTGCAGCGATGCCGCCTTGTTCAACAGCCACAGCCCTTCCGATACCCGCAGCTCCACCAGTGGTACTTGCGCCTGCTTCGCTAATCCATGTCGCCCCTCGGCCACCACCTCCACCTGCCCGCGTTTGCTCCCGTCCTCTACTTGTTCGTAAATGCGATAGTTTTCCTTGTCGTAGTAAACCCACCGCGTCTGCTTCCACCACCCTGCATCCTCGAGCTTGTCCTTGCGCAGACTCTGCGTCCGCAACACCACCCACTGATATTGCCCGTGGTCGTCGTAACTCCAATTGATAAGTTCATCGGCTGCGTAACTGAGTAAGTAGGCGCGCGAGGCCCCCCGCTCGTCCTCCTCGGCCCGTGTGCCAATTGGCCCGTCCAGCCGCGGAAAGTCGATCAGTATGTAGCTCTTTCCGCATACCAACGCCTCTACAAATTGCCGCCGGAAGAACTCGGAAAGGTTCGTGCCCTTTAGGTCGCAATCTTCCGTGAACACGCCAAAGAACCTTTTGGACCGCTCGCCGTCTCCTTCAAAGTTCAGCACCGGTTCGCGCCGGAACAGCGTGGCCGTGTACCAGTCCACAATCGAACCTACATAGTTCTCGTAAAAGCTTCGGCTCAGTCGTTCCACATAGACGTCACCAGGCTCCTTCTGCCGGCGGACCAGATATTGATCCGCGCTTGCGATGAACTGGGCGCCGCCAGAATATAGATCGCGATACTGCCGCCACATCGCTCTCTTCGCCGCATATTCGGGATGCTCGTGAATGATGTCGGGACCGCTGTTGCCAAGGTTCATCAGGTATTCTTTCGCCGTCAAATCAACCGCCGGCTCTGCTCGCCGAACACCGGACGTGGCCCGCACTCTTGCCAAATCAGGTAACCCAGCGCGTCCGACAGGTGGGTCCTCTCGGAATCCCGCTCTTTGTCGATCACGCCGCTTTCAGGCTTGTAGGTTACTTCCTCGAAATCCGTTATCAGCCCACGACACCGCGGATCGATCAGCAAGCGGACTTCTTCGCTCGCCGAAAACAACTTCGCGTTCACTAAACCAATCCGTTCCCGGACGCTCGGATTACTCGCCGGTACTCGAAACTTCAGGCTTCGGTACGCCGTTTGCCGGAAATATTCCCTGATCATTCGGTAATCCGTTGTCCCAGCCGTCTGCAGCCGCTGTCCGGTCGCATCGCCGTAAATCACGATGCCAGCCTGATGATTCGGATACCGCGCGTGAAACTCCTCGCACGCTTGCAAAGTGTTGGCCTTCCTGAGCACCACTTCATCCAGCACCAGAATGTCTTCGCCACGCTTTTGCGCCACGATCGAACTCATGGGATCCACGTTAAAGTCCAGGGCCCAGAACAATGGCAATGTCCCGTCGATCTCAAGATTCCTCAGGTTGCGCGCCCGCTGGAATCCCGGATAAACCACTCCGGCCTGGACGTTTAGATACTCGCCCAGCGCTTCCTGTTCAAAAAACCTCGCGTCGTAGCTTCCGCGCAGCCGCTCGTAAAAGTCCGGGATTTTGTCAAGCACATGCTTGTTCTCAAATGGCTTGGCAACCACAACGTCGTATCCAGCAATTACATTCCGCACGAATCTCCGATACACCCAGTCAAATCCCTTTGGCGTCCACACCGCGAATCCGCACAGACGAGATGCCTTCGGATCGCGCAACCGGCCTTCCAGCCGCAACCAAGCTTCTTCGGACGTATAAGTCAGCTCATCCAGTCCGAACCAGGCTAAGTTCGTTCCGCGTAGCCGCTCAAAGTCGTCCACCGCTCGAAAATATATCCGCGAGCCGGTGTCCTTCATCAGCAGCACCGATTCCGACTTATTCAGCTCATGTCGGATGCGATTACTCGTCAATACCTCCAGGAAGCTGGTCAAAGTTGCGTCCCGCAACATTGGATAAGTCGGCGCTCCAATTAACCCCTGCAGGCCAGGATTCAAGTAACTCAGCCGGATCGCCTCTTGACACAGCGCTTGACTCTTCCCTGAGCCGATGGGTCCAGAAAACCCTTTAAACCTCGCCGTGGAAGCATGAAACCTGTTCTGCGAAGGGAGTGGGGCATATTCTATTTCAATCAGCAGCGTTTTTCCGCTGGATCTTTCCACGTGACGATGATCTCCCTCGGTTGCTCCTCTTCTTCCAGCTCTCGTTCCAATTGAGTCAGCCGGATAAAATCCGCCAGAGTTACTTTGTTGTTCTTGAAATCGAGCCGCCTTTCGACATCCATGAGCAGCTTGGTGATTCGTTGCCTGCGAGTGCCTTTCAGTTGCCTTTTTGGCTCGCTTAGTAACTGCGGTTTTGCTATCGGTGTCCGTGCTGTCATCTCGGGTCCAAAAAAATGGGCGCCTCCGTTTCCAGAAGCGCCCGAAAGCAACTCTCTCCTGCACCGACTCTATC